AGTTTATAGTCTTCAAGAATTTTTTGATCAACAAGAGTATTAATTCTCTTGTAAGTTTTTTCTGCCTGCTGTTCTTTTAAAATTCCACCATCCCAAATCCATTCTTTTCCTTCCATAATTCCTTGAACAAATGCATCAGGTGCTGAAGGATCTGCAACAATATCCGCTGCAGTTGAAAGCATAAAATCTTCGCCAACTTCTTTATATCCTTCACGGGTTTCTCTTAACGAACCAATACCACGAGAAGAAACACCAAGACATACTCCTTCCGTTAAAAGTGACTCGGCAATTTTACCCATTGGTGTAGATAAAATCTGAGCCTTACCTATAAAATTATTTCCATCACGATAAAGTTCTGTAATTTTATGCGAAACTCTATCAAGATTTACAGTAGGTCCATCAGGATGTCCTAATTCACCCAAAGCACGTCCTTTATTTACATATTGTTCCGTATAACGTTTTACTTCTCTTTCCATCACCGGCATACGATACATTCTACCATTTCGATTTACTTGCTCTGCCTGAAGAAAAATTCCTTTAATAAAAAGAGACTTTTTACCACCAATACTTTCAGTAATAACTTCTACCTTTTCGATTTCTTCTGTGATAAGTTTCATCATGCTTGTCCTGTAATTTGAACTTGTTGTAAATAAAGAACTGCATTTCCAGTGTCTGTTCTTGCAGCAAGTTTGAGTGAATTTTTTAAATTTGCATCTGTTCCAGAGAAAGTAGTTACAATTCCACTTGTGTTAGTTCCAATTGAACATCTGGTTTGGTGATAACCGTCAACCCCAGATGAGGTATCTACTGAAATAACTGGTTGATGAGTAATCAATGCATTGTAATAACTTTGTGCTCCCGACAAAGTTACATAATCACCAACACCAAATGGGCATTGAGTTCCTTCTGCAAAAGTGACAATAGTTGTAGTTCCAGTGGTAATTCCAACAACTCTATTTGATGCCTTTGTTAAAGCAAGAGTTGCTGATTGTCCTGATGGAACATAATAATCTGTGGTTGTTGCTGTAGGTTCTGTTCCGATCGCAATGTGAGCACCTGCGCCAACAGATACAATTCTCAACACATTTGATTGCACTGAAAATGCTGAAGATTTAGCAGAAGTCGTGTTAATTGCGACTGAGGAACCTGCTCCAATTGGTTTATGAGCCATTATTTTAATAATACACTTTTAGTTATTTATTATTTAACGAGTTTCTCTCCACTGAAATGCTGAACGTATATCAGTATCGGTATTTGTAGTTAAGTTTTCTACAATAACTGCATAAACTTGACTATCATCACTATCAATGTTTTGTGCAATAAAATTACTTTTTGTTGATAATGGACTTACGTTAGTTACTCCTGATGCTTGTTTTCCTGATGGATTGTTTGCAGCAATAAAACCAGTTATCTTTGCGTATCCACCAGATAAACTAAAATTAGTTCCTATTCCAATATTATATTCTACTGCCGATTCTGAACCAACACTACTCCAAGTTCCCCCAGAAACATTTGAGTTGCTTGGTAATCTATAAAGTGTCCATTTGCAAGGAGCAGAGTCTGAGAGAAGTTCTATATCTGTTATTCTTACAACTGTTCGGTTTGGATATCCATTATATGAATTTGCACACCTAATTGCCACAATACATTTTTTATTGTTTGGAGCATTATTTGAACCCCTAACTGTAATTGCTCCATCACCAAAAGAATATTCAAATCCACTTTCAACGTATCCACCTTCACTTGCAACAGTTGAACAAATCTGTTGCATAGATGTGATACCAACGGCAGTGTCTGTATTTAAAACTTCACATCTAACTGGTAATGAGGGAAAACTCCAATAAACGTTTTCCTCTATATTAGAATGATTAAACTCATGAAAATATGTAAGTTCTCCTCCAACTACTACTCCACAACGAATTTTACCAACTCCTAACCATTGAAAGTCCGTTGCAAATAATTGTGTTTTTGTAAAATCTAATGAGATGCTGGATATTCCAGTACCATTCATGGAATCTAAACTCCAATTAACTTGATTTACTTTTGTATCTGATGCAATTCCTGTAACATAACTTCTTTTTACAATAGAAACTGTCCCATCACCCTCTTGTTGCAGAAAAACTCCATTTCTATCATCAAAATACCCGACTCTCTTCGTTGTATTTTCTCTTACATCTTGGAAATTAAAACTCATCATAGCAAATTGAGATTTGCCAGGCATATAGTGATGATACATTCTTGATTGGTGAACTACTCTTGCAGTAGATCCAACTCCAACAACCAAAGATATTGATGCTTTATTTTGATTATAAACAACCGTAGAACCAGCACCAATTACTTTAACAAGCATTTCTGCTTCTTCACCATATTGGTGCGAATAATCTGCAAGTGTAAAAGGTTCGGATATTCGCATTCTACCAAATGCATCATGTCCACCTGCATTAATTCCTGTAGATACACCACAGTTTCCAATATTACCATATCTGTCGGCACACATTATAACTTCATGAAGAGTTCTCTCTTGATTAAGATAGTCTTGAGTGCTTTTATTCCACTGAGCCATTTATCAATCAATCCATTCTAACTTTGATGGGTGATATCGTTTTGCATTTTTAATATTAAGATTTTTTTCTTCTGCTGGATAAATTTGATGAACAACTGCACCCGGATACTCTAATTGTAGTTGTTCACCCAATTCTCTCTTAGAAGGAATACCGTTTTTAGCAATCAATTCCATTCTATATAAACTTCCGTTCCAAACAACATCGGCAACATACTCTTCGCCAACTTGTTGTGGTTCTGATTGAGATGAATTTATATAAAGATTTCCTGTGAAATCACCAGCAATATTAACTGATTCTGAAATAAATTGCCTGAAAGATTTCATTTTATTCCTCTTCTTCGGATTCTTCTTCTACATCTTCATCCTTTTGATCAAACATTGACACTGCAACTTCGGGTCTATATGCGTCTATTTTTTCTGCAGATTTAGCAAACAATAATTCTTTGATTTTATCACTAATTTGTGACGGAGATTCATCGGTGATAATCATGTCTAAAAGGTCGTCCATAAAATTTAATTAAATGACTTCAATGTATTTATATTTCACCACCCTTGGGTATTTGTGGAGCTTCAGTTGCTTTTCCTTGTGTTTCTAAATCAGGTTCCATCATTGGTTTTCCTAAGTCCATAGATGCTGCACTTTGTTCTTGATCAGGAATTTCTTCAATAGGCGCATTTGGATCTGGAATAATACCCTGTTCAATTTCCTTTTTGATTAAAGCATCTTGCTCTAAAATTTCCATATCAGTTTGACGAAGAATTTTACGTCTCACATAATCTTGTGAAAAATATCTTCCAACATATGGTTCTGCAGTTCCAACCATTGCCAGTCTTTCATTCAACAGTTCTGCATCTTTCAACTCTGAAAAATGATTATCGTATAAGAAATCATATTGAATATGTTCACTCATAATTTCCCAATCTTCTGGGGTTACGACATTTTTAAGAAGAAGTTGAGTTCTTAACATATCATGGAACATATTTGAAAATCTCTTTCTCAATCTTCCAACAAATTTTGTGAACTTTAATTCATCTCTTAAAATTTCTGAAGAACGACCAAGATTAAATCCACCTTCTCCATCCATTCTTGATGGTGGTACATTTAAAGAACGATAAAGTTTTTTCTTAAAGTACTCAATGTCAGTAAGTTCTCCAAGATTTTGACCACCTGGAAGAGTAGTGATTTCAGTTCCTCTACCCCCTTCACGACGAGGAAGCCAAAAGTCTTCAAGTAATGACATGTATTTTTTATCATCACGAATTTCACCAGTGTTTGCATCATAAACTAACTTATTGCGATATCTCTGCATTACATCTCTAAGATATTGTTCTGCTTTAATTTTAGGAAGATTTCCAACATCAATATAAAATATTCTTCTTTCTGGAGCACGAGATAATCTGTAAATAACAAGACTATCCTCAATCATTCTCAACTGGTTGAGTGATTTAATCGCTTTATGTAAGTATGAAAGTGTTGATCCCTTATTTCTATCTACCAATCCAGATGTGCAATATGTAATGGAGTCTTTTGCAAATTTAACTCCTTGATTAGTTCCCATTGCATTAATTGTTCCTGTTGGAAATGCACTCTTTGGATTAAAAACAAAATACTCTTCTAACTCTGGAAATCTGTAGTCCATCGGATCTACATTTTCCGAGAACTGTGGATTTGGATTTAATTTATTATCTTGCTTCTTTAACTGACGAACATAACGCATTTTCATTGCGTCAATGTATCTCAAATCTTGAATTCCATCATGTGGATTTTTGAGATCAATAACTTTATGGTAATAAAGACGACCATCTACGTACCAATTTCTGTAGATTTCGTGTGCTTTTTTATCAAAATCTAAAAGGCTAAGAATATATTTGAACTCTTGACGAATTTTATTTTTAATACCATCACTTGCATTTAAATTTGACAACTCAATTTCAACGGGACTGTCATTTGTATCTGAAACAATAGCTTCATTTACAATGTCCTCAATGGCACTATCAACTTCAGGGTGAAGTGCCAGTTGACGATATTTTGTAATTAAATCATATTCTGTTCTATAAATTCCTTCAATATCTACATACTGTCCGTAGAAACCACTACTTACAGTAAAGTCTGAAGAATCCTCATCGTTTGGGACAACTGGGGATACCGCAGACTTTGGTAGACTATTTTCATCTTCAATAGAAAATCCAAAAAGATTTGCCATGTTGTAGTTTTAATCCGTTTTTCAGTATTTATCTAATTACTGAAGTGCGCCTGGACCATCATTGAGTTCAAAATATTGAACTTGAAGTTCTACAGTAAACTCGGAAATGGTATCAGTTGATTCGTAAGATAAATCGAGAGCACTTACATTAGTTGGAAAAGTTCCAAAAAGTTTTGCACTTCTAAGGGTTGAAACATTTCCAGTAGCACCACTCTTTCTGGTTCCGTCAACATCTCTTCCAAGTTGATAAACAATCATATCAGATTGATATAATGCTGGATCAATGTATCCCGTATTGTTATCTAACTTGCTTAGATAGTTCATCCACTTTTCAAATGAATGACGCAGTTTGAAGTCTGTGTCATTAATAATTGTGATTGTCCAAGGATCAAATGTTCTGTCACCAGCAACTTTTAAAATTCTACCTCTAAATGGAACATCAATTGATGCTACATTTGAAGCAGGAAGTTGTGCTGCCTTACACAGGAATCTTCCTTTTGTTAAAGTTGCTGGATCAACACCAACATCGGATGGAAATGCCATTTCAACTTCAAACAAGTTTGGTCTTGATCCACCACCAGTGAGTTGACCTTTGAAATCTGTAATTTTTCTAATGGGAATTGCCATTGGTTTTGACCTCCGTTATGAATTATTTAATAAATTAAACTCTACCAGCTACTTCACTGAAACTCACACCCGTGCGGGTTGCAACGAAGGTCAGGCTTATAAAGTTGATAGATTTCGCAGGTTTAATGTAAATATCTGCTCTAAATTCATTATTATCGATAACATCTGGTGTGTTGTTTGTGGTATCACAAACAACTAAGAAATCATAGAGACCTCTCTTTGCTTGAACATCACGCAAGAATGGTTCAACAATGTTAACGAAGTTTGCTCTTGTTACTTCATCATTGAATTCAAAAAGTTGTGCCTTAGCAGCATTTTCAAGTGATTTTTCAAGAGTGAGGAACAATCTTCTAACGTTGATTCTGTCAAATGCTGACTGATACCCAAGTGCAGTCTTATCTCCAAATAGCAGAACACCAACTCCGGGTTGAAGAACAACTGGGTTCACTCTTGCAATATAAAGAGCATCTCTTTGAGCTTTATTTGGATTATATGCAAGTTTGGTTGCATTGTTGAATACACCTCTTTGAGTTCCTGCTGGAGAAAACCATGGAAACTGATTTAAATCAGTTCTTGCCATAATTCCGGCAACATCAGCATTGCAAGGAACATAACGGAAAACATTATTAAATCTATCGTACATGTACTTGTATCCAGAATCGAATACAGCATAAGAAGAAGATTGAATTGCGTCAAAGAACTGAACAATGTTTGTAGTTTGAGTTGCTGTAGAAGTATTATTAAGGTTTGCACCAACAACAGCAGATCTATAAGGTGAAATGACTGCTAAGCAATCTTGTCTTGCCTCAGCAATATCAATCAAATAATTTGCCTTTGCTTGCGAATCTTCTTTTGTTGTTAAACCTGGACCATTAATTAAGATATCAACATCAATGTCTTCTTTATTTCTAAACAAGTCATATGAAGTAATCAAATCAGAAAGTGCAGCCTTATATCCACCACCATCTGCTGCAGAAGAGGATGAATAATCTAAACCGCCACCAAGAGTATATGTTTTGTTTCCAATTGCACTAAAAGTAATCCCTTGTGCATTCTGGCCCCAAATACCGTCAGAAATTTCAAATGAACCATATGTATCGTCATTAACTTCAAATCCAACTGCAGTTGGATAAGTGCCTTGAATAGCATCATTTGCGTTTGAGGGACTATATCCGGCAAACAAATATGCAGATAATGTTGCTAAGTAATCTTTATAGTAAATCTTTTGGGGAGCATTTGCAGAAGATACTGCATCTTTTGCTTTAGAAAGATTTGTATGTCTCTCAAGAATATTACCTTTAATTCCAGTAATATCACCATTATCATCAACAACAACTATATGAAGAGCGTCTCCTTTACCTGCACGATCGGTAACATACTGGTTAGTTGCTGGTTTATCAGCAATTGACTTCCAATAAATTGTGCCGTTTGTTAATCCTAAAGTTTGTGTGCCATACCAATCTTCTGCAGAAGTAAGTGTTGCCCCTGAAGTTGTAACAATACCAGTGTTCTGTTGAACAAAGTTCACATTTCTGGTTGTTTTAAATTCAAAGTCACTTCCCTCTCTGTATGAAACATTTGTTACAGTTCCAGCAGTGGATACTCTGGAAACAACCTTAACAGTAAATGAACTATTTCCGTTAGTTGCGTCTGTTGTAACGCCAGTAATAATACCTTTTAAATAACCATTGAAAAGTGATGTTGTTCCAGTTCCTGGTAAAACAACATTAGTCAGATTGCAAGTAACTCCATTACCAACAATTACCCCCCGATTTGCTGGGTCGGTTGTATTAATACCAAGTGTTTGGTCAGCAAAATCATCAATGTAGCAAACTTTTAGATTATTTGCCCATTTACCTGGGTTTTTTGCTGCATAATAAAAGTTAGTTGCATTTTCATAATTTTGAACATAGTCATCATAATTCTTAATTTTAGCACTTGTGGTGTTTGCAATACCAACACCAGCATTTGCGTTATTCAAAGTGCTTCCATTCGTTCTTACAATTTGTAAAATTCCTGTGTAAGAAAGAAATGAAGATGCTGACATCCAATACTCATATTGATTATCAGTCGAAATAGGTTTGCCAAAAACTGAGAGCAATTCTTGCTCATTTGTAATCGTTATTGGAAGATCTACGGGTCCTTTTTGGAATGGTCCGGCTATTGCGCCAGCACTTACTCCAAAATTATCTGCTCTTCCAACGGTCAGATCAACCTCTCTGACCAATACTCCAGGTGAAACAAGAGCTACTGCCATTTTTTTCTCCGAAGAAGTCTCAAATTCTCTAAAAATTATTTATAAAAAGGTTTTCTTTCAATAGCCGAAACAATGCACGAACATTTTTACCAGTCGGGATATTCCCATTTTTCAAGAATTTTAGATGTCTTTCTTTTGATAGTTACTCTTTTGATGGTACATTCTTTGCACTCATAAGAATATGAGGATGCTTGATATTTATTTTTCCTTGATTGATAAAATCCATCAATTAAGTCTTTTGTTTGCCCACAACTTTTGCAAGTCCTTTCCGTTAGATAAAGGTGCTCCAATTCAAAATGATCATCTACTTTCATTACGTCAAATAATCCCACATATAAGCACGATCTCCATATTCATCAGTGAACCATCTATCTCCATCTTTATCAACGAATTCTGTCTCATCATCTACGCCATTTAAAATAAATCCAAAAGGTGCCATGTCTTGTTCAATTTGATTTTTTTGTTCTTCATATATTCTTTTACGAACATCATTATCTGTCATTTCTTTAAAATAATCCTGAGCAACCAACCAAGCAAAAATAACAAGACACATTGCTAAGTCATCATTGCAACCTTCTTCTGCTTCAAAAGATTGATTTTTTTGGGTAAAGGTTGTTAACTCACTGATAATATCATAATCGCAAGTTAACAGTTTATCGTCTTCTATTAATAATTTTAAATTAGAACAACCAAGTTTTTTAACAGATTTGGTCATTCTAACTCCAAGTTGTGATCGTTTTCCCGAAAATCCAGACCCAACAATTTGACCAGCTCTACCTCGCATAGAGCACATTAAAATATTTTCGTATTCTAAGTCGTAGTGTAGAATTGAAGCCACTTGATCTCCAATATCATTAACTTCAACTATAACATAAGCTTTATTGTATGATTTTGCCATTTCCAGAATAATATTGGGAAATAACATTGGTTTTATTTCATTATTCCTATACACTGCCACTACTTTATATGGAATATTTGTTATATCAAAAACTAAAAAAGCAGAATAATCATTTCCAATTCCTCGGGCAACGTCAACACTAATTAAATAGTTGTTATCTTGCTTTGGTTCTTCATAAACAGATAATCCTTTATTGCGTTTAAGAGGATCATTATAAACAAGATTTCTTAGTTTGGATACATTAATTAAAGTATCAACAGATCCTAAAAATTCACATTCAAACTCAACTTTAAATTGTTGTTCTGAAGTATTTGCTATTGTTTGTTCTTTCCACTTTGCATCACGACCAGGAACTTCTGACCAATGCACATCAGTTGTAATAAACTCACTTCTACCTCTTTCGGCATCATGCCACATTCTATAAAAGTGATTCATACCTTTTGGGGTAGAAACAATAATTACTTTTGTAGATTTACCTGCAGAAATTGTCGGATATACTGAACTAAAAAACTCATCTGCAATATGATTTGGGACAAACGCAAATTCATCTAAAAATATAATATTGAATGACATACCACGAACCGCAGAAGCAGAAGTAGAAGCAGCCAAGATTTTACTTCCATTTTCAAGTTCCAACGAACCTTTGTTCCAAGAGATAATACCTTGTTGCATCCACTTTGGAAGATTTTCATATGCTGTTTGAAGTCTATCTAAAAGTTCTCTTGCGGTTGCGGCTTTATTTGCAAGAATACCAATATTAACGTTATCATTAAAAACCGCATAGTGCAGAAGAAATGAAACAACAGTAGTGCTTTTGCCGGTTTGACGCGGCATCTTACAAATATTAAATCTGTGCTTATGAAAATTCTCAATTAATTTTTCTTGAAACTTATATGGATGAAACTGAACCAATCCCTCATCAAGAGAAACAATCTTTACATAGTTATTTGAAAAATATACGGGGTTATCTTTACATTTAATGAATTCCTCAATTTGTTCTTGAGTAAATTCAATAGGCGTATTTGCCTTCTTAAGATTTGGATTTCCCAGATAAACATTATCAACCATAGTAAATTAACCCCTATTTTTTAAATATAAAATTGCATTTTCTAAATTTGATACATTATCTTTAAAATTTCCTAATCCTCTATTGCAGTGATGGCACAGCATACCTCTAAATTTTCCATTTTCGTGATTATGGTCCATGACTAGAGAATAAACTTTTCCCAAATGCCTATTATTTCTTGATCCTGCAAAATCATTTCCTCCACATATATCACACTTTTCTTGTTTTTTTAATTTTCTAACTTCATCATCAGAAAGTTGTCCTCTAAATTTACCTCTACATATTTCTGCTCTATAAGTTGCTCTACATTTTCTGCACCAACTATCTAAACCATCTTTACACTTATTATGTGGGGGGAAACTTACTGTATCTCTTGATTTCTCCTCTTTACATCTAGTACAAATTTTAGTGTTCATACCTTTTCATTACTTTATACTATTTATGTAATGAAAAGGTATGAATTAACACTTCCAACGTCTTCTTGCTGCTAATCCTCTTTCTCCTTTCCAACTTCTACTGCGAGAGCAAAATGCTTTACGTCGATTTGCTGCTTTACTTCCCGGTTCTACGTTTCCAGTCACCGGTGCTTGTAAATTGGATCCCGTAGCACGATTATATTTTTTTCTTCCCTTTTCAGTAAGACCTCCACCTCTACTTACAGGAAGTTTTTCTCCTCTACCTACAGACAGAGAGGGACCTTCTTCTTCCAACTCAACCTCTTCTCCCATTGGCTTTACATAATTTTTATTTGAACCTGGTTTTGCATAACTACCACCCTGAGGACCAATTGGTTGAACAAGTGGTTGTCCCGGTTGAATTTCTGAAACAGTATAATGAACTACAGTGGAACCAGGGTAAACTTTTTGAAGTTCATCGTTGATTTCTCTGCGAGTTGGAAGTTTAACTTGTGGGAAGAACATTTTCATTGCATAATACTTCCCTCTCCAAGAAACAGTGACCATTATCACATTTCCGGTTTGTGGTTGAAGACGAGTTGCTTCTTCAATTTGCGATTTAAATCCTTTGATTGGTTCAGGTTTGATTACGTCAATAACTTCAGCAAAAGTTTTTCCCTTTGCATCTTCAATCGTTGTATTTTCTGCTTTTACGCAACGATTATATGTTTTACCAAAAAGTTTTTGAGTTCCTTTTTTCTTATATCCGGGCCAACATTTTTTTTCTTCCATTTCTCCACTATCAATATAATCTGCTGCAGTATCAATATAATCTGCTGCTTTGGTGATCTTTGATTGTACCCAAGCTTCCAAATCACCCTCTCCTTTTCCGACTTTTGCTTGCAATCTCTTTACTGCATTTGAAATGGTTTCAAGTTCACCACGGGCCATTGAATACTCTTCATCCTTTACAGAAACTTTATCCCAAGCCTTTTCTCCATAAGAACATTGGGATCTTGTTTCTCTTTTATCACATAGAGGACAGTATCTCTCTTCTTCTTGCATATGCTCTTCAGATTTTGTTCCCCAATTTGCAGCACCAACTTTACGACATTTAACCAGTGCTCCTGAAGCATAAGCACTTGGCCAAACACTGTATCTTGATTTTACTTTATGATAGCAAGCATCTTTCGTTCCACTACCTTTACTTGGTTTATCCTTTGCTTCCTGAACATCCATTTCTTCTTTCATTTTTTTCTTTGGTTTGTCTGTGGAAACATAGGTTGGTTTTGCAGCACCTGATTTTTGTTGTTGCCCAGGATCTGCTGCTTTTTTTCTTCTTGCTGCGGAAAGTCGTTCTGCTTGTGTCATGCTTGCTCTTTTAGCAGAGGAAACACACTTAGGAACTCCTTCACCTGGTTCATCACTTGCACAAGTTCCACCAGTAACTACATTAACCCAACCAGATTTACCTTCTTTTGATTTAGATTTTCCAAACCAATCACGAAGTCCTTCTTCACTCATTTCTTTAGTTTTTTCTTTCATTGAGTTAATGAATTTTCTGTAAACTGCTGCCTCTGATGTTTTTCCAGATACTCTTGCTCTTTGTTCCATTGCAATAGCTGCTTGGATTTTGTGAGCATGGGATTTACCAGAATTTTTTATTTTTGAAACGCTTTTTTTAGCAGTTTCTACATCTTTAAAGCCTAAACCATGAATTGTTCCCTTTGGGTCCTCATCTGTATAAAGATCAGAGTGTTTATCAGATTTTGCTGGTTGTCCTGGTTTTCTTGGAATACGTGCAGCCTCATCTACAGAAGCTCCATTTTCTTTGCGGAGCATTCCCTCTGGATCTACCATAAATCCAGCAGGAATTGGTTTGCACTTTTTATTTGTATAACAATAATATTTTCCTGATTCGCATTTACCATTTTTTTTCTCTTCATAAGCCATACCAACTTTAGTATGCTTTATTTCACCCTTTTGTTTTGCAATTAATTTTTTAGAATATGTTTGTGCCTTTGAAGCACTAGAAACATTTTCGTCAGGTATTCCTTTTTTTGGATTATCATAAACGTCAACATCTCCATCAGCATCACGATCAACATATTGCACTGTTGCGTGATGAACTAATTGTTTTAAGTCAAGGTTAGGATCCAACTGATGTTGTTTCCCTTTTAAGTGTGGTGTTTTGTGGGAGAATTTTGGATACTTCATTCAACTGGTTTTGATTTAGTCTTTTCACCTTTTGCTCTTTTTCTTCGTGCTGCACAATGAGCACGTTGAGAAAATCCTCTTGGATTGGAGCAATCAATACTCTTTTTATATTTATTCGTCCACTCTTCTTTAAACTGTTTGAAGGTTTTCATATTTTATAATGAAGTAGTATCACGAATTATTACCATACCTTCTCTAATTTTTGTTATTGTTCCAACTCCAGATGTTATAAGAACATCATACAAACTTCTTCCGGAAGTTAAAATACCAGTTATAGTATCTGATAGGGAGATAGTTAATTTTCCCAAAGTTGCATCAGCACCATAAGTTGTTGCGAAAGAAACTGGATTTGCCGCAGCACCCCATTTTCTCAATTTAGCAGTAAATGTGTAGTTAGAAAGATCAAAAGCAGATCCATCAGAATTTAATATTGTAAACTGTTTTGAAAAATCTGTTCCCTTTTCTATTGTTATGTTCTCTACGTTAACTGCCATGGGTTTTTCAAATATTTATATTTGTAATGCATTTCCTGTAACTTTAAATTCTGTAGAATTAGATGAAGTTGGAGTTATCAAAATTCTAACTAAATTGTTACTTATATCACTATCAAAAAGACATAAATTTTCTAAACTTCTAATTGTACCATATTCTGTGTTATAAGTATTTGTGCCATCATGTACTACCAAAAATTCTGTGGTTTGATAAGAACTTCCTCTTGTTATCTGAATTTGATATTTTGCTGATCTAAAGGAATTTTTGGGAAATTCATGCAATACTGCTTGATTTATGTCACTCGTAGTTTTTTCAACTAAAATTAAGTTTGAAAAATTTTTTTGACTAATTAATTTAGGCATTTGCTGTCTCCAAAATACTCAAAATTAATTTAAGAGTACTATTGGCATTTGCAATAATTTTTATAGAATCTCCTGTTTCTAAAACTAATTTTCCATCTAGTGGCACATAGGCATCCGAAACCGGAACCGATGCATTTTTAATTATTTCAGTTGTTGTGGAAGATCTTACATGAGACATTGTAAATGTAGAAGATGAAGATCCAATATTCGTTACGTGAGCGTATAGTACTATAGCAGTATATCCAGTTGGTGCCGTATACGCCGTTTGTTCTGAAGTTGTAATTTCAAGTGTTTCGGTTTGAAACCTATTAAGTGCTAGTTGTGCCATATTAACTTAGTGCTAGGATAAATGGTGTCATTTCTGAAAACAAACTTCGTGTAAAAGATCTTCCACTAATAGTACCTGTATTCTGGTTTATTTGCAAACCATCTCCAATTCTAAAATTACCAGATTGATCGGTGCTAGTATAAACAACTTTTCCACCATTTATACCTACAACTTCATTTTCTTGAATAGTAACTCCACCATTTTTTGGAATTGCAGTTGTAATATCATTTCCAGATCCAACATATTCAAAAGTATGTGAACTGGCAACAATTCTGCTTACTTGGTGAAAATATGCAGTTGTTCCCACACTCACGGTATTAATTAAATTTTCATCTAGAGTTAAAGTAGAAATACCAGATGATACTGGTGTTGAACTATTTATTGTATAATAAATTGGTGCCATAGTAGCAACTGCTGTGGCAGTGTTTATTCCAACATTTGGTGCAGATATTGTAATATTTGGTGCAGATTCGTATTGATTACCACTACTAATTATAGTTATTTCCGATACAGAATCACCATTTAAAGTTGCAAATGCCAAAGCAGTTTCCCCATTTGGTCCTGTTGGAGCATCAATTGTTACTGTAGGAGTTGAAGTATAACCAGTTCCTCCGGCTGAAACGGTGATAGATTGTATAGATTTGTACAATCTATCAAAGTAAACTACCTGACCGTCATACGGTCTTGTTGTGGTTGTAATAGCAACAACAATATTATCTTGTCCACTAGAAGCAGAGGATGTTACCACTCCAGTATATTGAAGATTACTCACACCATCTGCAACTAGACCATAAGTTCCAAAACTAGAATTGCTATTTGTCAAATCAACTTGACTACCTTTATAGCAAGTTATTGCTTCATTGCAACAGATAGTAAAAACAGAAACTAATTGAGCAAATCCTTCGTTTGTTACAGCAACTCCAACTCCACCTTGATTGTATTGCGTATAACTGTCACAAACCATTGATTTTAAACCCTCGGATTGGGCACCATCAATTCTCAATCCAGTTCCAGTTGTTGTATTACTGGTACAATTTTGAATATAAGGACTTTCCCACTTACCTCCACCCTCATTAGTTGCTATTGAATTTGTAGGAAATGCTATTGCAGCTGCAGGATGTACATGATCAATAAATGTCATTTCGGCAATATAGCAACCTTTTCTTACATGAAATATGTCTTGATTTGTAGTTTGTGGCATAACAGTTACTGTTTTTAAATCATCACCGACAATTGAAACAAATGGTGGAACTTCTATAGGATTATTTTCAATATAAGTTCCTGCCAAAACTTTGATAGTTGTTCCGGTTGTAGCTATTCCAACTGCACCTTTAATGGTCAAAAATGCATTATCTATCGAAGTTCCATTATTAGAATCATTTCCATCTTTTGCAACATAAAGAACATTTGGAGCAGTGTTAATTCCTGAAGCAAAAGAACTTATGGAAACTCCTGTTCCTATTGTAATGCTACTATTATTAATAACTACATTTTCATCACCTACAGTAATAGTATTGTTCGTTCCATCAATTGTAATTGATGCAGTACCAATAGTGAGTATTCCAGTTACACGAGCATCTCCTTCAACAACCAATTTTTCTGTGAAAGTTGTTGCAGAACCAACAAGTAATCCACTTCTTGCAGTAACAAATCCAATAGAATCAACATTAGTTACATCTTCATAAGTAACAGTTCCTGCAACAGAAACGTTTCCACTGAAGAAACCATCTCCTTGAACATATAATGCATATCCAGATTGTGCTGTTGTTGTCCCAATTCCAACGTTTTTAGTTGTATGAATTCCTACAGAATTTGAAGACCAAGTTCCTCCTGCACCTACTCCACCAGAAACTCCAATAATCCACTTATTGTTTGATGGGTTCCATTTCAGGATAGAATCTGTTGTTATTCCTGTGATATCAACATCACCAAGATCTTTTACAAATCCAGCTCCACCTCCACCAATAGAGGCCATCTGAATCTGAACCCTATTAATAAATGTTCTGTAGTGTTCAGCAAGATCTTTAAAAGTTACAAAATTTTTATCTAATGGAGTTAAGGGATCTGATGTTTTTGTTGATGGT